GTGCCATTGCCGGAGTTCAGGCCAGTGGAGGCATTGCCGGCTTTATTGCCGATGGCGGTTTGCGTGGGACCCTCAGCACTTTGTTGCTGTTCACCCGAGAACTCTTTTCAGGCCAGGGCACCGGAGGCGCCCAAATCCAAGCTCTGACAACACCACCCGTCCCTGCGCAATGGGGCTCTGCGCATACGGGACTCGTCCCGCCGATCGTGCGAGGGGAGGTGGCCCTGCCTTCCATTTTGGAGGACAGGCTTCCCAAGCACTGGTCGGTGTCGGCCGTGAGGGTGGTTGTCGAGGAGCTTGTGAAGAAGCGCATTCCCATGGGTTGGGCAATGATCTCATTTGGCGAGTACATGCAACAAACATCGCCCGTTGGACGCGAACGACAGCTAGCGTCCTGGGTCATGCATTTCGCCACTGCCCAGCTACCTCTGCACATCGGTGTGCCCGTACACGCGTGTTGGAACTACCTGGCTAGCCGCTGGGAGTCCAAGTTCGCGGCTCGTCGCCATGAGCCGCCAGCTGACATTTGCGTGGACGAGTACGGAGTGAGGCTCAATGAATCACCAGCTGAGCCGACATCATCGATCTCCGTCCCCACCGATTCTCCACTCACCTGCCGCAAGCCCAGTTGTTCTTGGTACTGGGCAGCGTTCGTCATCCCTGGGGTCCGTGTCACGCGTTTTCGATCATGCGCGTGTAACGAGAGGGCGGCGATTTGCGCGCGGGTGCTTTCCAGGGCAAACCCCGAGGCACCCATCTGGCACGATTGGTGGCGGGCTGCAGCGACTATGCCAACGGTCGCGGAGCCGGAGCGCAGGCTCTGGTTGCAGCATCTACCCGCGAGGGCTCGCAACGCGATTACATCTCGAAACATTTCATACAGCAGAGAATCGCAAACAATCAAAGCGTTTGTCAAGAGCGAGAAGATTGTCCATTCCATCGACGGACAGCCCACCAAGAAAGATCACGTGCCGCGTCTCATCCAGGGACGCCACCCGGACATTAAGGTCGCGACCGGCCCTTGGCTGTGGGCGTACGGCA